ATGCGAGCGAGCGCGGAAGTCGTCCTCGTGAAAGCGCCAAGAGACCGCGCCGTAATGGACGGTGCCGCCGCCTGCCTGATTCCCGTAGTTCTGCACCGGGAGCGGGTTGGCGCGCGTATCGGCGTTCGGCCGCCAGGTGATCGGCTGGCGCTTGACGTTCGGCCGCAGGTCCTGGCGCTGGAAGTAGCGCAATTCATCGTGTGCGGTGAAGTCCTCGGTCGTAAGACGCGGACCCCGCTCCAAGCCGATGACTTTCATGCCCGCCCTGCCGAGCTCGGCGGCGAGTATCCCCCCGGCTGCGCCGACACCGACAATGACGACATCAGTCTTTTCGATCGCCATGGCTACGCCCTCCCCTGCAGACCGACGATCGGCTCGCGGGTGAAGGCTTGCGTGCTCTCCAGATCTTCCGGGGTAAACAGCAATTGCCCACCGGGGAACCCGACCAGGCGCCACCCGGCGAAATCCTTATTGCCGCCGTAGATCGGGTCGGCGAACATTCCCTCCATAGTGTGGATCCGTATCGTGCTGAAGAAGGCCTGCCCCGTCGGCCAGGTGAACTCGCCGGCCTTGTCTTCTTCGAGCGTCTTGATCACCTCGTCCTGCCGCGCCGCTTCGAGCCGCACGAACGGTTCGCCATAGGTCTTGCGGCAGTACTTTTCGAGCTGGGTGAGCCCGCACCGGTAGAAATCCTGAAGTTCGGCATAGGCCCCGGCAAGTGCGAGGTCGATGTAATTGAGCACCCCCGCATCACGCGCACCCGGCTTGCCCGGCGCGCCGGGCATCAGCCTTTCGGTGAACGCCGCGACCGTCTCGGCATCGGCGTCGTTGAGGAATGCGCCATGCCCATCGACGCTCGAATGCGCGTGCACAGGGGCCGGAGCGTTCGCCGCTGCGTGCTGTGCGTGGGTTTGGGCGGACGCCTCGGGCAACAGCTTCGCACCCGCAACGACCCCGGCCCCAAGAGCGGCACCGGCCAGGAATTCGCGACGCGCCACATCATGTTTGCTCATGATCGTCTCCTCCGTCTGCGTAATAAAGCTGGATTGCCCAATTGACCTGGGTTCTGCGCGTCAGGATGCCCTTCTTTGGTTTCGATGAGGCGCCGATCCTCGGGCACAGCGGTGTTGCGCTCGGCCATCTGGCGCTGCACAGCGACCGCACAGCGTACCGCGTCGACGACGCTCGCAGACTCGACGAGCAGGCCATCGCCGGTGGTCTTGACGATGCGCCCGCGATGCGCGTCGATCTTGGGATCGATCAGTTCGCGTCGATGCGCCTTCAGCCGTGCAAGGGTTCCTTCCTCGTCTGCACCCATGAGCCGGCTGTAACCGGCGATATCCGCGGCAAGAATGGCGGCCAGCCTGCGTTCGACGCGTTCTGCGGCCAAAGCGGTCTCCCACCGCACGGGCCGAATGGATCATCGGCTCTTGTCGCATCCTACCCCCAACGACCAACGCTGCCATTCTCTTTCGGTGAGACGGCCTGCTTCGGTTCGCCTCGACCGGTGCGGCGATCGCTTTTCCTCGCTCGGCGGCGTGATCGAGGAAGTCAGGTTCGCAGACTCTCTGGTGGAGCAAAGGAGATTCGAACTGCTGGTCCCTCCTACGGCGATTTAGACCGAGCCACTGTTCAGGGCCAACCGCGACTCGCCACCCGGGCGTTGGTCGCGGCCCCGCCGGCTGATCGCCTCGATCTTGTTGGTGTGGATCTGCACGCCGAGCGCAAACTCATCGCCAAGATCATCCACAGCCTCAGGCTCGTGGCCTGAAGTGAGCCGTGGTCGGGCGGGGCGGCGAGCAGGCCGCGTACTCAGGGGCCCAAGAGACTAGTAGCCGTTCGCCCGTGAGCTGCCGACCTCCTTCTTCGCCTGATTGTGGCTTCTGCCCCTGACAGCCGGCGGAAAACCGGGCCGGCGGTATGAGATTCAGCTATCGCGCCAGCCTATTCGCGACCTCTCTCCCGAGCCAGCCGGTTACCCTGACAAATCGGCGACCCAATCGTGCCTCACGTGTCTTCGCCCGGCTCCCATTCCTCGAGCTTGGTCCAGCCATCGCGGATAAAGGCCTCGGCGTCTTCCGCGGACATATCGACAGTGCCGTCTTCCCGGACGATCAGATGCCGACCCGAGTATGTCTGCACGGCTCCAGTGCCACGCGGCGCACGAAGGCGAACCCAAGAGCTTCTCCGCTGTTTTAGCTGCTCGGCCTGCCGCCGGTAGAGTTCATAGATGCCCCGGCTGTTCATCGGCAGATTGAGCATATCCAAGGCTCCGCTGCAGGCGTCGGCCTCGTCGTCATGGGCGAGATCGGGGAAGCCTTCGAGGACGCGGAAGAGGTCCTCGTTCCAGCGGCCGCGCCGGATCTTGAGGTTGCCGACGCGGCACTGCGAACTGAACGGTCCGAACCGCGTGATCTTGTCGCCACTTTCTGAGGCCGGCGTTACGGTGAAGCCGCTCAGCGCGCGCACCAGGTGAAGCGCCTGGCTCTTGCCGGCCTGCCCCGGATCCTTGCCGAACCCGATGCTGACCCGTTTGCCGTCGTGCGTCGCGGTATTGAGCAACAATCTCTCGACATCCCCCGGGTTCGCCCGCTCGCGCACCATATCCAGCAGCCAACAGCCGCCGTTCTTATCGCGGCCGAGCTTGATGCCCACCGTCCAGTCGGGGTCGTTGAGCTCGGTCTTTTCGGTGGCGGCGAGATCCCAATACCGGACAATTTCGAGATCCGCCGGGACCTCGTCGACGACGGCACACCATTCCCGCTTGAAATAGAGCCCCGCCGCTGCCCGGATCTTCCAATTGCCAACGAGCAGCCGCTCGCGCTCGAGCAGCGGCAGCGACAGCAGCCAGGCGAGGTAGTCCGGGTTGACCTGCAGCAGAGCGGGGTTGTCGAACACCTTGGCCGGGATAAAGGTGACGCTGATCGGCCGCGGCGGGTCGACGCCCGGCAGAAGATCCTCCGGCCGCGGCATGTATTGCATCAAATCATCCGCCCGATCGGCCCAAACGATCCTGTCCGAGACGCGGATGTAATAGCGCAGAACCCCGACCCGCTCGGGGAGCGGAAACCCGGTCTCCTGGTCGATCCACCATGCCAGGAACTCGGCAACCCAACTATCCGCGTCCGGGTTGCAGGTTGCGCGAATATAAGGCCTGACGCCGCAGGTCGAGCGGTTGCGGCTGACCATGTAGAAGAACTGATATGCCGTGAAATGCGTCAGCTCGTCGAAACAGATCAATGCGATCTGAGCGCCCTGCCAGTCGTGGACGCTGGTTTCGAACTGCAGATGCGAAAACTTGATCTTGCTGGCGCGGGGCCAGCGCCACTCGTGCACGCCGAGATGCGGGGTACCACCGAGCCGCGGATAGAAGTTCAGGCTCTCATCCCATAACGCCCCGGGGTTGGTGATCTGGGGCGTCGTGCGCCGGAAGAACACCGCCGCAAAATTCGCCACCCGGCTGACGTGGCGCAGCGGCTCCAGGATCAGTCCGACCGTCTTGCCACCGCCCGCCGCACCGCCGTATATGCAGATGTCAGCTTCGCTTCGCAGAAATGCGGTCTGAGGTCCGGGCTGCGCCGAGATCGTGGCCCTTGGCGATGGCGACATTTGTCACGCGCCGCGCGCCGAGGCGGGTTGTCCCCTGTCATTGGGAGCCAGGTCGCCACCGTTGTCGGACAGAATGTCCACGGTGTGTTCGGTCGCCCCAGGTCCTCCTTTCCTTCCGGTGATCATGGTCTTGCGCGGGAGAGTATCTGCCGGGCTAGCGAGCTGCCGCCGCTGTTGTTTCCGGGCAAAGTATTTCTCTTGTGCGCCTTGCAGCACCTCCGTCAGCTCAGGATCTCGGCTATTGTCGGGCAGGACCAGGACCACGTTTGAACGATGTGATTCGGTACGGGTCTCCAGAATTGGGTCGTCTGGCGCCGCTCGCTCCCGCCAATTCGCCCTGGTCTTCAGCCAGAAGATGATCGCTGCGATATTGCCCGCCTTCGCGGCGGCGAACAAATAGCCGGAGATCGTCGCATTGGCCTCCGCCACCCCGCGATCGAGCTCATCACGCAAGCGCTTGCGCAGCGTCTTCGGGGCGCAGCCGACGATCTTGGCGATGTCGTCCTGACGGACCCCGACACCAGCCAAATACCGTACCTTCTCGCGCATCGCATCAGTCACGACAAATGCTTTTCTCGCCATGTGCGGCTCCCGATTAATGCCGGTCCTACGTTCCGGCGCGTTCGTCGAACAATTGACCGGAGGCTTGATGTCGCGCGGTGCGTCCGGTGAAGTCCTGCCAGCGTCGCACGACGACATCGGCATAAGCGGGGTTGAGCTCGATGCCGTAGCAGACGCGGCCGGTCATTTCGGCCGCGATCAGGCTCGTGCCCGAGCCGAGAAACGGGTCATAGATCGCCTGGCCGGGCCGGCTGTTGTTGGTGATCGGGCGGCGCATGCATTCAACCGGCTTCTGGGTGCCGTGTCCCCAGCTCTGCTCGCGCTGCCGGTTGCCAAAAGGATTGTTGTTGGGAATTTCCCAGACCGTCGTCTGGGTGCGGTCGCCTTGCCAGTGGCTGGCCTTGCCCTCGCGCACCGCGTACCAACAGGTTTCGTGCTTCCAGTGATAGTCGCCGCGGCTCAGCGTGAAGTGCTGTTTAGCCCAGATGATCTGAGCGCGCAGCTGCAACCCGCAGGCCGCCAGATCGGCGGCGACGACGTCGCCGTGCAAAGCCCCGTGCCAGACATAGGCGACATCCCCAGGGAACAGCGCATAGGCCTCCCGCCAGTCGGCGCGATCGTCGTTGAGGACTTTGCCCTGCGCGAGCTTGCCGGTGCTGAGGTTCCGGCGCGCTCTCCAGGACGGCTCGTAGCCGACCCCATAAGGCGGATCGGCGACCATGAGGTGAGGCTCGGCTTCGGCCAGCACTCGCGCCACATCTGCGGCGCTGGTGCTGTCGCCGCAGCCAACCCGGTGGTGGTTTCCCAACAGCCATAGGTCGCCGCACCGAGAGACCGGTTGATCGGGGACTTCCGGAATGCTGTCGGGATCGGTCAGACCGCTCGATCCCAAACCGGCCAGGATGGTTTCGAGCTGATCCGGCTC